AGACCACCGCAGGCATCTATGTGACCAACCGGCTGAACGCCTGCCATGTCGAGGCGCTGCCCTTTGGCGGCATCCGCAGCCTGCTGGCGATGATCGTGACCGAGCTGGGCCTGCGCCCGCTGCGGTCGCTGGATGATCTGTTTGCCCAGGCCTCGGGCGAATTGGCCCGCACCGGGCGGCCGCTGATCCTGGACGAGGCGGATCATCTGCTGTCGGCCCGGATGATCGAGACGATCCGGCGGCTGCACGATGTTTCGGGCGCGCCGGTGATCCTGATGGGCGAGGAACTGCTGCCGCAGAAGCTGATGCAGTGGGAACGGGTGCACAGCCGGATGCTGAGCCGGGTTGCAGCCCAGCCCGCGACGCTGGACGATGTGAAGCATCTGGCCCCGATCTATGCGCCCGGCATCGAGATTGACGATTCGCTGAAGGCCGCTTTGCTGGCCGCGTCGAAGCACAGTATCCGGCATGTGTCGACCAACCTTGCCAACCTGCGCGAGTTCGCGCAGCTGCGCGGGCTGACCCGCCTGACCGCCGCCGACTGGGGCAAGACCGCATTCCACAGTGCCGATGCGCCTGCCGCGCGGAGGTTTGCATGAGTCGGGCGGTGACGCGCGTGAACCGTGAGGCGGTTGCAGAGGCTGCCTGGGCGCTGGCGCTGCGCCTGCCGCAGTTCGGCTACGGCGAGATTGCGGCCGAGATGAAGATCAGCATCGAACAGGCCACCCGGATCGTGCAGGGCTGGGACGGGCAGGGCGATCTGGAATTGTTGCAGTCCGGCAGCGGCCTGCGCAAGCTGTGGAAGGTCAGGCCGGGATGCGACCGCCCGGCCCCTGCGGTACTGGGCCGGAGCGCCGGGGAAAACCTTTGGACCGCGATGCGGGGCCTGCGCAGCTTCACCCCGACCGATCTGGCAGTGCATTCCTGCAATGAGCTGGTCCGTGTCGCCGTTGCCGATGCCCAGACCTATTGCCGGCTGTTGCTGGCGGCTGGTTATCTGAGGGTGGAAAGCAAGGCATCGCCCGCCCGGAAGCAGCAGGCGATCTATCGGCTGATCCTCAACACCGGCCCGCGCCCGCCGCGCCACGCGCGCGTCAGTGCCGTGGTGGATGACAACACCAATTCGGTGGTCCTGCTGGGAGATCGGGCATGACCGCGCCGCTTGACGTGGCCCGGAATGCCTGGGGCGAGGCGCTGCCCGACTGGGTGGAGGCGCTGGCGCTGGAATGCGGGCGCAGCAGCCAGAACAAGGTGGCCGAACGGCTGGGCCGGTCTGCCGCGATGATCAGCCAGATTTTGCGCGCCAAGTATCCGGGTGACCTGACGGCATTTGAAGAGCGGTTCCGGGGGGTGTTTCAGGCGCAGGCGCTGGATTGCCCGGCGCTGGGGCTGATCCCCAACAATGAATGCCAAGACTGGCGGGTTAAGGGCAAGGCTTTCACCCCTGGCAACCCGCTGCGCACCCGGATGTTCCGGGCCTGCGCGGCCTGCCCCAGAAACAGGAGTGAGGGATGACGACAGCGGCGGAGCGCGCAGGGAAGGAAGCCTGGACCGAGGCGCGGATGATCGAACTGGCGGCGCGCGGCCTGGGCAAGGTCGACACACTTGGGGTGCGCGGCATCACCCTGTGCAGTGTGGACGAGATTGCCGCGATGGCGGGGGTTCTGGCGCTGCTCGGCCTGCCCGCGATACCGCCCGGCGCGCCGGTGCCGGAGAGTTTTACACAGACCTTCAAGGGAGTTTTGAAGCCATGACTGAGTTGAATTTCACGCCGGTGCCGGATGGCCGGGTCGAGGTGGGCGGCAAGGTTTACATGGCCACCGCCAAGGGCGGGTTGCAGCCGGTCGAAACGATCAAGGCGCAGCACCTGCTGGAGGATGGGGTGGTGCGCAAGATCGTGGGCTATGCGCTGTCGCTGAGCGACCAGGTTGCGCGGTTCAAGGCCCATACCTTTGACGACATCAGCGCATTCGAGGCGCTGCTGGAGCAGGAATACGGCGCGAAGGTGGGCGGGCCGAAGGGCAACAAGACCCTGCAAAGCTATGACGGGCTGATGAAGGTGCAGGTCCAGGTGGCCGACCATATCGACTTCGGCCCCGAGTTGCAGGTGGCGAAAAGCCTGCTGGATGAATGCCTGACCGAATGGGCGGCGGATGCGCGGCCCGAGATTCGCACCATCGTGACGCGGGCCTTCAACACCGACAAGGCGGGGCAGATCAACCGGTCCGAGATTTTCATGCTGCTGCGGCTGGAGATCACCGATGCCCGCTGGCAGCGCGCCATGGCGGCGATCCGCGACGCGATCCGCGTGGTGGGGTCGCGGACCTATGTGCGGGTGTTTTGGCGCGATGCGCCCGATGCCGCCTGGCAGCCGGTCAGCATCGATCTGGCGAAGGCGTGACGCCATGGCAGGATGTGTTTTCTTGGTCTGGTTTGCGCCCGAGTTTCGGCGTTCGGAGCGTGCCAGCCATTACATCGAGACGGAGTTTGCCGACATCGCGCAGGCATGCCAGGCGATCAAGGCGGATGGCTGGATCACCGGAGAGCTGCTCACAATCTTCGACTCGGCCGTTGCGGGCGAGTCGCTTGTCATCCGCCGGGTGACAATCGCTTTCCGCGCGTCTGGAGTTGTGGCGCTCGAGTTGCCGAGATTCCGTTTCGTGGACGAAGTGCCGGGCGTGACGCAACGGGCGGCGCGACCGACATGGTGATGACCCTGACCCATGCGCAGCGGCGCAATCATGCGGCAGCCGAGCAGTTGGTGGCCGAGGCGTTTTCGCATCTGCAACCGGAGGCGATTGCCGAGATCACCGCACGGGTGCTGACCAGCCGGTTCGGCCCGGCAAGGACCGAGCGCGTGGGGGAGCTGATCGCCCGCGCGGGGCATATGGCGGGGCGGGGGTGATGGCTGACATTCCGCTGACCAGGAAAGAGGTTGACCTGTTGCAGTCCGGTCTGGCGCAGCCAAGGCGGATTTACGAAGAAGACATGCCGTTAGCCGAAGGCCTGTCAAAACGCGGTCTGGCAGTTGTTACAGGCGTCCGAAGTGTTCATCTGAAGACCACTGGCGACGGCGCTGTGGCGATTGCCAAGACGCGCAGGCCCTTGCAGCCCGCGTTTGCCGGCCTGACCGCATCAGAGTGCAACGAATGGCTGGCGACGCTTCCGCCAGTCCCGGCATGGGGGCAGTGATGCACGTCAGCCTGTTCGACTTCAATCCTTACGACGCGATGCGCGTTCGCCTCGCCTTGAAACGCGATTGCCGGACTGCCCCGGAAAACAAGCCAGAACCGAGCCTGGCCGGGAAAGCGATCAAGCGCGCGAAGGTAAAGGCAGCGCGCAAGCAGCGCCGGAGGCAGTCCTGATGGCCGTCTACGTGGACAACTTTCGGGCCAAGGTCCGGGGCATGCTGATGTGCCACATGCTGGCGGACAGCACGGCAGAGCTGCTGGCCATGGCTGACCGGATCGGGGTGGACCGCAGGCATCTGCAGGATGCGGGGACGTACCGCGAGCACCTCGACATCTGCCTGACCAAGCGGGCGGCGGCGCGGGAGGCCGGGGCGGTGGAAGTTTCGCTGTCGGAACTGGGCCGCATCATCCGGCTGCGGCGGGATGCGGTGCGGGGGGAGGTTTCCGATGGCTGAAACCACCATCGAATGGGCGCGATACACCTTCAACCCATGGACGGGCTGCACCAGGGTCAGCCCCGGCTGTGACCATTGCTATGCCGAAGGCTGGGCAAAGCGCAGCGGCCATGTGGAATGGGGCGCGCACGCCCCGCGCCGCCGCACGGCGGATGCATATTGGCGGGAACCGTTGAAGTGGAATGCCAGGGCGCAAGAGGAAGGGCGGCGCGCGCGGGTGTTCTGCGCGTCGCTTGCGGATGTGTTCGACAACCACGCTTCGATCCTGCCGCAATGGCGGGCCGACCTGTGGAGCCTGATCGCCGCCACCCCGCATCTTGACTGGCTGCTGCTGACCAAGCGCCCGCAGAACATCGCAAAGATGCTGCCCCCGACATGGGGCGACGGCTGGCCGAACGTCTGGCTGGGCACGACCGTGGAAAACCAGACCGAGGCCAACCGGCGCATCCCGTACCTGCTGAATACCCCGGCGCGGGTCCGGTTTCTATCCTGCGAACCGCTACTGGGGCCGGTGGACCTGACGCAAATCAAGTGCCCGTTTCACGGCGAGGTGTGCGCTGTGACCGGCTATCTCGGCAACGGCATGTATGGGGATTACGGCCCCAAGCTTGATATGGTGATCTGCGGCGGCGAGTCCGGCCCCGGCGCGCGCCCGATGCACCCGGATTGGGCACGGTCGCTGCGCGACCAGTGCGCATGGGACAGCGTCCCGTTCTTTTTCAAACAATGGGGGGATTGGGAGCCACGTCGCGGCTTTGCCTGCCCCGACGACCTTCCACGCGATGGATGGCATCACTTCGATCCCGAGTGCTCGATGCGCCGCGTGGGCAAGAAAAACGCCGGTCGTCTGCTGGATGGCCGCGAGTGGAACGATTTCCCCATCACGAAAGGACCCTGCGGTGAAGAACAAGCTGAGTGATCTGAACGACCATCTGTTTGCCCAGATGGAACGGCTGAGCGTGGAAGGCATCACGCCGGAGCAGCTGGAGATCGAGGTGAAGCGGGCCGAGGCTATGGTGGCGGTGGCCGACCAGATCAGCAGCAATGCGGACCTGCAGCTGCGGGCCGCGCGGCTGTTCGCCGACCATGGTACGGCCGTGCTGCCGATGCTGCCGCAGATCGGCGGCAAGACCGGGGCGAGCTGATCATGAAAGGCAGGCAGATTGACTGGCTGGATGAAGAGCTTGCCTGGATCGAGGCGAACAGAACGCGGCCGCGCGCCGAACTGCACTCGGCATTCTGCTTTCGCTTTGGCCGCAAGGATGTGTCGCAGGAAAACCTGAAGGCGCTGTGCAAGCGCAAGGGCTGGCTGACAGGCCGGACGGGCCGGATCGCCCCCGGAAGCGTTCCGGCGAACAAGGGAAAGCGCATGCCGTTCAACGCGAACAGGGCGGCAACGCAGTTCAAGAAGGGCCAGCGCCCGCACACGGCAAAGGACGTGGGGCACGAGAGCATCGACACGCACGGGTATGTCCGCATCTGCGTGGCCGCGCCGAACCCATACACCGGTGCCGCCACCTTCATGGCCTTCAAGCACCGCTTGCTTTGGGAACAGAAACACGGGCCGGTGCCCGAAGGCCATGCGCTGAAGTGCCTGGACGGCAACAAGCGGAACACGGACCCGGCCAACTGGGAAGCGGTGCCGCGCGAATTGTTGCCCCGGCTGAACGGGCGATTCGGGCGTGGTTACGACACCGCTGCGCCAGAGATCAAGCCGGTGATCCTGGCCACGGCGAAGCTGGAATACGCGGCAAGGGTGCGGCGGAACGGTGGCCGCAATGGCTGAGCGCGCGCTTGTGAAGCTGGTGCATGTCGGCTGCCGCGACCTGGGGATTGACGGCGAGACCCGGCGCGATCTGCAGCTGCTGGTCACCGGCAAGGCCAGCATGACCGAGATGACTGAGGCGGACCTGGAAAGCATGGTTCAGGCGCTGAAGGATCGGGGGTTCCGCCCGTCGCCCGGTGCCGCGCCGCGCCGCAAGGCGGCAGAGCGGGGCGATGTGCGGTTCGCGCATGTGCTGTGGGGCAAGCTGTTCCGCGCCGGGGCGGTGGACAAGGCCGGGGCGGCGGGGCTGAACGCCTTCATCCGCGCCCGCTTTGAACAGGCCTGGGGGGCGGTGCCCATCGACATCGATGCGATGCGCGACGGGCAGCAGATTGCCACGGTGATCGAGGCGCTGAAGGCGATGTGCGCCCGCGCGGGGATCGACCTGGGGGCGCGGCCATGAAGCGCGCCCCGGTGCATGTGACCGATCATGCCGTTCTGCGCTATCTGGAGCGGCTGCATGGCCTGGATATCGAGGCGGTGCGGGCCGAGATTGCCACCACGGTCTGGCGCGCGGCGCTGGCCGGGGCAACGGGGGTGCGGCATGACGGGCTGATCTACCGTTTGCAGGACGGCGTGGTGGTGACGGTCGCCCCGCTGTCGCACGAGCCTTTGCCGGGCCGCAGCGGTGAGGCGGAAGATGAGGACGGTCTGCCGCGCAGCGCCCGCCTGACCCGGCGCGAACGGGCCTTGCTGAAGCGGTTGAAGACCCGGACATTCCGCCCGAACCGCACGGCAACCCGCCTGCCGCCCGGCGCGCTGGCGCGGGTGCTGGCCGGGGACGGGGATGATCCGGCATGACGCAGCCCTGGCCGTTCGGGGGGCTGATGCCCATGCGCTATGGCGCGATTCTGGCCGATCCGCCCTGGGCCTATGCCATGCGGTCGCCCAAGGGCTATGCGAAAAGCCCCGAGGCGCAGTACAGCACGATGTCGGCCGATGCGATCAAGGCGCTGCCGGTGGGGCATCTGGCCAAGCCGGATTGCCTGCTGTTCCTGTGGTCGACCTTTCCGCATCTGCCGCTGGCGCTGGAGGTGATGGCGGCCTGGGGGTTCACCTACAAGACCGGCGGAGCCTGGACAAAGCGCTGGGCAGACGGGCGGCTGGCGATGGGGACAGGTTACATCCTGCGCAGCGCGGCAGAGGTTTTCCTGATCGGCACCATCGGCGCGCCCGTGTACCGGTCACGGTCGGTCCTGAACGCGATTGACGCGCTGCGCCGGGAACACAGCCGCAAACCGGATGAGGCGCGGGCGATGATCGACCGCCTGCTGCCGGATGTGCATGCCTGCGAGTTGTTTGCGCGGGAGCCGTGGGCCGGGCGCGATGTGTGGGGCAATGAAACCGGGCGGTTCGCGGCATGACGCTGTTCACCGGCTTTGCAGGCGAGATCGAGGCGGTGATCGGGCAGGAGGCCACCACGGCGCTGCTGCGGCGCTGGGGCGGCTGCCAGATTGCGCTGCCCGTCAAAGCCGAAGGATCGGCGCTGGCCGGTGTGATCGGGGACGGGGCAGCAACGGCGCTGATCCAGGCTTTCGGCCATGGCAAGGTCACGCTGCCCTGCGCCGATGCGCGGGGAACAAAGCGGCGGCGGGCCGAGGCGATGGCCATGCTGCGCGCCGGAGCCTCGCTGCAGGAGGTGGCGCTGGCCTGTGATCTGCACACCCGCACCGTGTCTTTGTACCGCGCGGAGATCGAGGCCGAGGCCGGATCGGCCCAGATGAAGCTGCCCCTTTGACAGCGGGCGTGCCGGTCTGCCACAGTATGCCGGCGGCCTGACCGGCGCGCCACCGGGCCACCCCCGAAACTTTTCAAGGTCACATCCGCCCCCCTGATTTGCGATGGTCATCCGGTATCCACCGGGGATTGTTCATGCGCATATCAGAGCCGGGCCTTGCCATGCTTGAAGCCGAAGAGGGTGTGGTTCTGCGCGCCTATCGCTGCCCGGCCGGGGTCTGGACCATCGGGGCCGGGCTGACCGCCGCCTCGGGCGTGGTGAAGCCTAGATCGGAAGAGCGTCGTG